TTAGGGTCACCTGTTAAGAATGACGAAGTATCTGTACTGCCTAGATTAATTCTAGTTGCAGTAGTAGTACCTGTTAAGGTAGGTGCAGTTAAAGTTTTGTTTGATAAGGTTTGTGTGCCTGTAAGAGTTGTTACTGTAGAATCTATATTTAAAGTTATATTACCACTAGAACCTCCACCAGTTAAACCAGTTCCAGCTGTGATACCAGTAATATCTCCACCACCAGAAGAAGAACCAGATATAACCACATTAGTTACATCACCAGTAGATGTTCCAACCCTTGCTGCTGCCTGTGCTTGACCTTGTTCTACATATACTTGCTCATAAATAATACCATTTCTTTTTTCTTGCTTAATAAGTTTACCGTCTTCAAGAAATGATATATTTTCACCCTCTCTTACATTTTGAGAAGATGGTCTAACTCTAAAGAAAGAGTCAACTTGATTAACTCTATGTTCACCAGATTTTGGCATTAATTTGAAGGTCTCTTATTAGTTTGTCTATAGTCTATATTAATATCGTTAATAGATATTTTAGCTCCTGATGTTCCTCCACCGTCAGTTGCAATAAGCTCCAACGCCATGGACTCACAGTTTCTATCTCCACTGCCTATAGTAAATTCTAATATTTTATAGTCTGTAGAATTAATTTGTTGTGCTGCTAAAGAGCCTGTATGGTCAGAAGACTTACCATCATTATAATATTTTAAAGCTAAATCTGTATCTTCTCCTTCGTCTTTACAAGTAACAAAAACTCTATTAACTCTTTTAACTAAACCTGGATTACCGAAATCTAAGTCTTTTGTTTTTATGGTTAAGGCTTTGTCTCCAGCATCTCCTGTAATAAGCTTTAATGTTTTACTGTTTGTAGCTTCTGTATCTGTATATTCTAAAACATATAAACCATCGTAAGAAGGAAGAAAATTAGACATACCATTACCTTCTGAAAAAGATATTATACTCCATCCTTGAGTTTGAAAATCATATACATACATATCTGTATCATTATGTGCATTTTGAACAACATTTAATTGTTTATATTTATTATTATAACCTATAGCTGGATTGCTTCCTAATTGATTTGTTCTCCATACTTTATCATCTAAAAATAAACTAAGTTCTTTAGGCATAGATGTTCCGTCAAATATATATACACCATCATCATTTGCCCAACATATGCCAAATGGTGTTTTACAAACTGATTCTTGTTGTCTACATCCTACACCGTCATATTCTGCTTCTAAGTACCATCCAGCATCAGAAGTAGATGATATATTTATAACATATAATTTTTTCTGTTTAAATGCTAATAATCTATTTCCTAAACTATGTAGTGCAGTAAATGAATCACCGTCACTAATACCAATGTCTAAGAAATAACTGTCAGGAAATGTAGAAAATCTATTTACTGGAGAATAATATATTCTATCATCAAATACTTTATTGTTCTTTCTAACATTACCAACCCATGCTCTTCTAGCACAAACAGTAGCTGCTTTAAATCCACCATCTGTTCCAAAGTCAATACTTTCTTCATCTTGTGAATATCCATTTATACTTTCGTATGTATCTAAAGATGGATTTACAATATCAAAAGAAGCAGAATTTTCTTGATAGTCTGTTGCTGTAGTAAAAGATGTATAATCTTCAAATAAATTTTTTCTTACTCCTTTATAATAATCTACATCTAAAAATAATACCCATCTCCCATTACCGTCTTTTTTCCTAGTGTATACACGAACACCTTTTTCATTTGTTCTTGTTGTAAATGATGTATCTTTAATTCTAATTTTTACTCCAGTAAAATATGCACCAGCAGTAATAGCAAACAAGTCTGATTTTGGTGCTTGAGGTAATGATTCATTGTCTTGTAAGTCTACTACAGTATGACAAAACTCATAAGAACCTGTTTCCCATCCACCAGATGTTACAGATATACTTGTAGATGTACTAACTTTAACTGGAGATGAACCTGCGTGCTCTAATATTCCTGTACCAAATACATCTCTGTCTACAATTAGCTGTACTACCTTTTTATCATCTGCTACAGATAAATCTACATAGTTTACCCCTCTAACTCTCATACCTTCACCATTAATAAATATTATGTGTCCATCAGCAAATTGTCCTGTAGTAAATACACTAGCAAAATCTAAATCAACTGAAGACATATCTTCTGCTGTTTGTAATTTTAAATAAATAACTTTATCTGTAAGTCTAATATCTGCTGTTTGGTCAGGGTTAGTTTCATCTGGATTTGTTGTAGTTCTTAACTCAGTAGAGGTTGTGTTTTTTACAATAGTAGTAAAAGCAGTAGCATCTACGATTGGGTCTGTAGATAGTATAATACTAAACTCGCCTGCTCCAGAAGGATTTGTGCTAAAAGTGCTTTCTTCTGAAATATCTTCAAATTGATTGCTATCTACTTCTATTTTAGAATTTATATCAGTCCATCCACCTGTAATAGATGTACCTAATCTTGTTGTTTGGTCTACATATACTAGTTTTTTAGGTTCAGAACTATTTGTTCCGTCTACTACTTTTTTATCTGACACATACAATAATCCATCTACAAAGTAATACACTGGCTCTACATCAGTATCTACACCTAAATCTATTTCAGTATTTGTTCCTTCGTGAGTAAAATTACCTGTAGAATCAAAATCTCTTCTAAAAAACTGTACAACAGTATTTCCACCTACCTGTAAATTGTGAGGGTATGCTATTGCTTGAGTTGGTTGTGTCGCTGTTCCGTCTGTATCTAAATTAAATTGAGAATTAAATATAAAAGCGCCATTTCCCTTTTTTTGATGAATTAATGTTGGTGCTGATAATATTTTGGTTGTAGCACTACTACTAGACTCTATTAATCCAGGATTAGATAATACAGCATTTGTAACACTTTGAACCTGATTGGGTGCAATATCCCTAGGAGAGGACTTGGTATTAAGTCCTCCACTAAAATCATTTAATTGTAATGACCTTCTAGGCATCTATTAACACCCACATCCACATTCGCAGTTCATATTCTCTCCTTGTTTATTTAAGGGCTTTTTTAACTTCAGCCCAGATTTCATCATCTAGTTTATTGTCTGATTTCTTGATAAAATAATCACCAAGTTTTAACAATACAGCTTTTAAGATTTTTTCACTTAATAAGCCTGTCATTAATTTACTAATTACAATGTTCATAGTATCTCCTATTTGTTTAGCATTTCCATCTTTTACGCGCTTGTCTTATTCTAGAATTAGGATTATTTCTAGTTTTAGCAGAACTTCTTTTCAGTTGTCCCAATGACCTTGCACAGTAAGACTTTCTTCTTTTAGCTGCCTTGCTACCTTTTTTTACTTTACCAGTAACAGCAGTTTTTAATTTACTTCCAGGGTTAGCTTTTCTATAAGCTTTAACGCCCTTCTTTGTCATTCCAGCGCCTTTTTTAGTAGGTCTGTAATTAGCGTTTTTACCCTTAGTTGTTTTTCTAATTGCTTTTGCTTTTTTTCTTGGCATTATCTTCCTTGAATATATCTTTATTTACACCTTTGTGTCCAAAAATCTTTTCCCATCTATTTTCAAATTCTTTCCTAGAAATTTTCATACCTCTAGGCTTATCGCCTTTACCAGCTCCGTTTGGTCCGTTAAACATTATTTAATAACTTTTTTAATCTTATCAAATACTTCTGTTTCGTCAAACCTCATACTGATACCAGGTTCATAGCGCATAACCTCTACGCCTTCTTTTAATATAATAATTGTAGGGACTACTTTAATATTCCATTCTTTTTGAATGACAGCACCTATTGTTTTATTATTTAAATCTATTTCAGCTACATAGCAAAGTTCGGCTAGCTTCTCTACCTTTACTCTGTTCTGATAATTCCAACCCGCATTAACTTGTACTACTGCACACTTTTGTATATTTAATGCTTGTACTTTAGCAAAACTATCTAAGTTGACTGATTGTGAGTGCAGCCAAGATAGCGACGAGCAAAGCGTTAATACCAAGTATGATATAAATTTGTTGTTCATTTGAAAACCTCATTAGTCTTTATTCATGTCTAGTAGGGTTTCTTGAATCATTCTTGTGTCATCTTTAACAGAATCTACTTTATCTTCAAGTTTATCTACTTTTTCTTCTGTGTTTAATATTGAATCACGTATCATTTGGTCTTTTAAATCATACTCCATACGTGATACTTCTGGCTCTGGTAACTCTTTAGCAAGTTCTATTTCTGCTTGCAAAGAATACCACATACCAATTATCATACCTACAGTGACTAATATACTAATTGCTGTCTCTATAGATAATGTAAATTTAGTGTCTTTTCCTACTTCCATTGTTGCCCCTTTATCTCATGTCCACCGGAGCTA